TTTTGAATGGAACTTTCTGTTGTGGCATTAGGCTACTACCCAGCTTTTAGCTCTCTTTTTAGGCTTAAACCATTCTTTTTTTGACTCATTTTGTCTCATATTAGGCGGAAATGCGTGTATTTGTGAATAATAAAGTGTCTCAATCGTATCATCATGGGCCATTTTGGGGCCAAAAGTAATGATTTCGTTAGTTAAATCAAACATATTTTCCTTTAAATAGACATTTCCAGTACTAAATCTACCACTTAAGCCACTATATATTCTATTTCTTTTATTCGTTCCACCAGGCTTTTCTGGTATCACTCCAATATTATATTTATTCTCTAATCTTCTTCTTTCATTTAATGCTTGGAAAATTGACCTATTCATAGCTACATCTTCTACAGTACTTGATACACAACGATATTTTTCATGCATATCCATTATATAATCTACAACACCCTTCTTTCCCATTATCTCTCCATCGTTATCTCTTGAACCTACAGTCGGAATACTGCGATGTCTTTCATATTCTAATACATATAATTTATTATTAGGGTCAATAGCTATTGCCATTATAACTGAGAAATCAGAAGTCTTAGTATCAATATCTGTAGCAGGGTCGCAACCCAAGAATGTATTACAAGGAAGTTTCTCACCGTCAACGTGAATGTAATTAATCCCGTCCTCATTCTCGTAATAACCTTCCCAATGTTTTATATGTCTTCTATTCCATACTGAATCTTCTTCAGATTGGACTTCCATCATATATTCTTGGTAGAATTTTTGGGATTGGCCACTATCGTAATAGAATTTTTTCTTTTCGTCTAATTTCTCTTTTGAGAAAAATGATGGCCAAAGTGGAGTCCCATCTGGCAAAATTGCCTTATAAGTTATAACCCTCCAAGAAAATTCTTCACCACCTTTTTCAGCTTTTTTATAATTGCTAATAAGATTATTAATAAAGGAGTCATAATGAACGGGAGTACCATTAACACGCAACCGACCAGTATGAGGCTCAAGCGCTGGATAAACAACAGCAGTGACAAGATTCGCATTTTTAGCTCTCGCATCTGGTGTAATTGTATTTGCCTCATGTTCGAAATCATCTAGTATAATTAAATCATATCTTTTGTGAAGTTTCGCTCCTCCTCGAATACCTGCCACATTACTTTTAGATATGAGTTTGCACCCATTAGTTAATTCTATGTCTTCTTCTGTCCATTTTCTTCCTTTTAGGTTACCAAAAAAGTACTTAATACTATCATTAAATTCAAGATGATGCTTTATATAATCCATATTTCCTACTGATAACTTCTGAGTAGCAGATACCCATGCGTAGAAATGCATATCATCTTTAGGACAAAAAACGAAATCTTTTATAATGGAAGCTTTTGTAAGTACAGTTTTCCCATGACCTCTGGGAAGAATAATTCCTAATTGTTTTATTTCTATATTATCTATTGAATCAGCCATCTCATAATGAAATGGTGGAGTTTCACTTCTCAGGAAATCATCAGGAAGAAATAACTTGCCAAATGCAATTAAGTCATTATGAGCAAGTAATAATTGTTCCTCAGCTTCACTTATGTTTCTCTTGTTTATGTTCGCCATCTTCTTTTTGTTTATCTAAATACTTCTGAAATTTCTTCTCGTCCTTATTCATTTTTATATAAAAGTCAAGCACTAATTCACAATTACGCTGTCTTTCTATATAATTAGACAATGCATACTCTAACATTTTCACCCTATCAATCAAGTCTTTTCTTTTTAACCCTCTTTTCGTTCCCATCATTTCATCACCTCTATTTCAAATTCTTTTAATAATTTTTCTTCATTTGCATCTTTAGTAAAAGAAACAACAGAATCTACGAATCCTTGAATATATGCTTTCGATTCTATCATTGTATCAAAAGACCTCATTAGAGCATCGGTTTCATCTTCTTTAGCTTTCTTCCATATTACTATAAATTTTCCTCCATATATCATTTTCCCTGACCTCTATATTTTTTCTTATAATATTTCTTGCTTACCTTATTCCCATACTTAGTACTCTTACTCATTCCCTGTCTTGTTTTCTTACCAATAGGCTTAGTATACTCATCCACTATATAATTTTCCTTTAAAGATTGCTTTTCCATCATAGATACCAATTGAATCTACTTGGAATCTTTCTTTATCATATTCTACTATACCAAATCCTTGTTGCCAGTTATATCGAGTGCCTCCACCAGGAACAATACCATCTATTCTTGCAAGAGTTCCTAATGAGATTGCTTGATATATCTTTGGTTTTCCATGTGTCCAAACTGTCTTATGTCCCATTTCTAATCTATGAACATGACCTTGGATTACACTAATTCTTGGAGAGTCCAACATTTTCATTACGCTTTGTCCACTTTTGGGACCTACTTTATTCCCATGTATGCATACAAGGTTGTCATTAATATAGAACTCTCCATGCGGATAATTGCCTACATATTCTACTCCCATCTTATGTAACCCTAACATATAAGGTACTGAAAGAATAGGAGGAACATCAGGTTCGTTTGCTGGCTTTATACCATAAGCTTGAATTGTATTTTGTATGATACTATCAATCATTCTCTTTTCGTGATTACCTTCTATATAAACCATCTCATTACAATATGGCCTCAATTCTGCAATCCAAGAAGCCAACCAGTCTAAACTAGGTTGAGTAGTGAAGTAAAACTCTGGAGAACGCATAAAATGAGTAGACCAATCTGGTAAATCAAGCATATCACCTAATAATATTAAGCGATTAGGTCTTATCTCCTTAACTATTTCTGTAGCAACTGATATTGCTCTTAAATCATGAAGTGGAGATAGTTCTCCAGTATTAAAATCTTTTTTAAATCCTACTTGAGCATCTGGTAATACTACATCAACTTTCAAATCTCTTTTAGGAGTCTTAATATTAAACTTAGTAGGTCTAATTGTAGCTCCTTTAACTGTAGGAAAATCACACTTTACTGGAATCTTTCTTACGAGAGTTGCTTTTGCCTGATAATTCGTATGGGTATTCCATACTATCTTACCATCTACTTCTTCCTTTGCAGAAACATCCCATTGATTGACTTTAAAATTAGTTACTTTCCAATCATCTTCAGAGACGTTGAATTTCTCTAATAGTCTTTGTAACGTTGGGGCTTTTCCCGTTGATACATTATCGGTTAGATAAACATAATTTAATTCCTCCACCATAGAGGATGTAGATACATTACCATCCCCAAAACTACTTTCACTATCTGAGAACTCCCTTTTGCACTCATTACATTTATGTCTTTGGATATCTTTTCTTTTCCCATTCTTTTTAGTTCTACCAGAACCACATCTAGGACAGGTCATCAATTTCTCCTTTTATTTCTTCTAATTGAGGTCTTTCAGCTTTTTCTAACTGTTCAGGCGAGAAGCCTTGGAACATACCTATTATTCCCATTTCTTTTTGTTTAATTGTCGTACCAGAAGTACCGATTATCTTTGCAAGTTCTTTTGTTGATTGTAATACGATGCCATCATCTGAACTACTATCAGCAAGACACTTTAATTTATTTAATACGTATTCGTGGTCTAATCCCATTCCTTTTGCTATATCTAGTACTGACTTTTCTACTTCTTGCATAACTCTTTCCTGTTTTAATAATATTGTTGCTTTTCTTCTTGATTGTAATTCATCATCACTATTAAAGGCGTCCATATATGCTTTTACGGGCCCCATTCCAACTGCAACATTTGTTGCGAAAATCTTTTCTTTATTAGTTACTCCCTTTCTTTCTTTTACCGATTTAGGGTTCTTTCCAGAGAATGTATACCTATTTGGATGCTTTGAAAAATCTGTGTCCATCTCAACACCCTTAGTTTTAAGGAATGTACCAACAACTGTCCGTACATATCCAGTAGCATATTTATAGTTCTTTCTATCGTTTGGATGTTTGATTTTTTTTACAACTTTGAGAAGCTGCACTATTTTGCCGTCGTCGCTCCAGACCCAATCACCTTCATTACCAAGGCGCCAGTCTTTTACAGGAGTCTTATTTGGGTGAGAATTATAAAACTCAGATATATGTTCGTATATGTAATGTTTTTTATTTTTTATTTGGCGGTAATCCATTTTCCCCTTTTGAGAAATCACACGTCTGCCTATAAAGCATATCTATCAAATCATTTACTTCTATTGGTATATAGTATATCTGATTATCTATTTCGATTGGACATGTATCTTTTGAAGCGAGCCTTTTTAGAATCTCCTCTTGAGCTTCCATTGGAAGCGTCGAAAGTTCTAGCATGCCGAGGGCCATTTTAGTACAAGAAAAGAATCTCGCCAGCCGCTGGGGCTGATGAATCAGATTGGTCTCTTGCTCCTTCTGCACATACTTGTAATACAGTTCCTACTGGGATAGCTTTAAAGTGTATCCAAGAACCTGCTACATTAAATTCATAATTACCAGCGACACCACAATAGATTGCTCTGCATGGGTCTAAAGTTGCAGTCGCAACCTCCACGCTTACTGCTTTAATATACGGTGCAAGACTTTCCCTTTCGGTAAAATCCATTAATCCTTTAGGCATTTAAATACTCCATTTCATATGTGCAAATATAAGTGTAATAATTCTCATGATTCAACTCCTTTTTAGCCCCTACTTGTTATACAAGTAAATACAAATAAAAACCTTTTAAATCGCTCCCTAGTATATACAGACCAAAACTCTGAAGTCAAGCTTTATTTTACGAAAGACCAAGTTATTTCCAGAAAAAATTGAAGGATTTTGATATGCACTCTTTTACACGTATATACCCACTAAAAGTGGGATTTGCTTATAGCAATTTTAGTTATATTTCATTTTTTGAAATTTTTATGAGTAGTTAATAATAAATACTAAACAAAGGAGGCAATAATGCCTAATAAAGTAACACTCGAATCTCTTAAAGCAGCCTTACATGAAGTAATAGCTAATGGTATCAATGAATATCTTAAAGCACCAGTTAAACGGGGATATTCTCGTTTAGCAGGCCAGTCTATTCCTAGTAAGAATGACGTAGCTCGTGCAACCAATACAAACTGTCGATATCTTAATGATATGTCTGAGAGTATGTTTGGTACTTCTATATTCGATGACCCTGATTCAGTAGAAGTAAAGATTGGTACTCCAAAGGATTAATGATTAGGGCCTTTAATTAGGCCCTTTCACCTTTATATATACTTACAATCCTACCCTTATGTGTTGAAATGTGAGATAGGCACACAATTGTTTACCTATTATGTCCCATATGCATAGACAATAGGTCTGAAAGAATGACACATCATAACATATGGTCTCACAAATCTTTATAAATTAACAATTTCGTAGTAACTTGGTCATTAACCTCATGAAAGGAGAGAATATCATGATAGACTATATTTTCGTACTATGGATTACAACAATGGTAATAGGTCCTATAGCAATATGGGCATCTCATAATCATACAAATGCTACCAAATACATTGAATCAAAGATTGACACTCTTTACAACTTCTGTCCATATAAGTATAAATGGCAAATAGCTGATGACTTGGCAATGAGGGACGATGAGGCTAAGTTCTCGTACTTAATGACAATGCCCAAAGACAGAGTAAAAGAACTATGGTTGATTGAAACGAATTAATTAGAGGTAGCTCATGTTATTGTAGTTAGCGGTGTTTTCTGACCCTCATCGCTAGCTACAGTAACAAACAATATTTTATTAAATGTTCAACGTTAGACCTGAACAATGTGTCTTAGAGAAATACTAGAAATACGAAAGTGTCCCTCAGTATATTATCGGTATAAACTGTTCAAATAATTAGGTAGGTGATTGTCTAAACTTGCACGATGGGACGTACCCACGGCTAACGGGCTGAAATATTCATGGTACCTCTGAACTGCGGCGATTAAAACTATTGCCTAGAATTATCGTTGTGAGCAGTTACGTCAAAAATAAGAAGTAACCTACCTAAAGAATTTGCAAATGGAAGCTTTGAAAGTATTCCACAGGCTGCTAAAGGTTAAGTGATGTGGTTTGAGTCTACATATCACATACTATTCAAAGCATAAATAAATAGATTTGGGTGTGATGGGAAATTGAACGGGAGGTCGTTCGTCTATTAAACTAACTAAGGAGAGAATAATGTTAAAGATTAAAACTAAAGATGAAATAATGAAACTATACATGGAAGTAATGAATAGTCTTATTAAACTAGAAAAACCTTTCAATGATGTGTATCTTATAGGTAAGAAAGATATTCTAGAAGAAATAATGGGTAAAGAGAATATTATAACACATGTTCAAGATTTAAAGATAAATGGTGAAGACTTGAACTATGAAAAGATGTAGAGGAGAGAATCATGCCAAATAAACAAGCAAAGATTAGAAAAAGAAAGAGAATTTTAGAAAACCAACGGCTCAACAGAGAAGGTAGGACATCAAATCAAATAGCACGAAAGAAAGCAAAGAGAGCCAGAAAGAACCTGGAGGAAATAAAACCATGGGAAAGAAGATAGCAAAATATGTAATGATGTTTAGTGCTGTAGGATTCTTATCAAGTAGTGAGATAGGACAAGGCTCTTACATCATGGTTGGTCCATTTTCTTTAAACCCTGCTATGGTTGTTAAGCCAATAAAGGAAAAAGTCATTGAACCAATGAAAGATATTTATGAAGATGTTAAAAAGAAAATAACAATGAAAAAGAAAAGGAAAAGATGATGACAAACGTAAACAAAAAAGCACTTGGTTGGGCATTTATAATATTCCTAATTATATGGGGAGTATTAATGGGTGTAGATAGAGATAATCCAACTGTAGAAACAGTAACACCTGATGTAGTTGAAGATACTGTATCAGAAGGATGGCCATATCCAACTGAAGAAGAAGTAAGAGCTGTTCATCCAGCAGAGAAGAAAGAAGTGGAAGCTCCAATCGTAGAAGAAATACTACATTTCACAGACAATGGAACATTAATAGCACCATATCCAGATTATGATAATTTTTCAGATGCCTTTTCATTCGCAAGAGGTATGTTAGGAGATAGTACTGAACATGGAGAATTAAGAGTGTTCTTATGGAGAGGAAAAAAGTACAATACTGAAACTCTAGAGCAAGAAGCTCAAAAAGACTCAGTTGAGGAAGTAATAGTAGAACCTGATACAACAGTAAAAGACTCTACTAATAACTAATAATTGAGAGCTAGCTCATGCCCACCATGTTCTTGGAAGGGAATCATCTCTCCGATTTCTATGGGCTAGCTCGATATTACAAACTAATAGGAACTATAATGGGAAACCCAAAATATCAATTTATAGAAAGTAGAGCAAATATAGGTTCAATTTTAAAAGCTGCTTATATAAAGAAACAATATCATGAAGAAAAGAAATTATATTATCATCAAGCAATGTTTCCAGGTGGTAGAATAATATGGGCAATGTTTGAAAATAAGTATTATGACAAAGAAATTAAAGGTATAGAGAATGGTGATGAAGAAGTTTTAGAGCATTATAAACATAAATCTAGTGTGCCAAAGTATCATATTTATAGAAATAATATAAAGATTGGTATTGCATTGCCAAGAGAGGCTCATGAACGTAGTGATAAACCTTATCTTTTTATACCAGAGACTAAAAGATATTATAGAAATAAACGTAACAAACCTGGAATAGGACTAAATTATTATATATTTGATATAGATGATGATTATTTAATGAAAAATCAATCCGTATTATATAGATATTTAAACTAAAGGAGAGTAAAAATGTGTGAATTATCATTTACAGTAGGAATTTGTTTTGGAGTATTAATAGGAATAATAGTAAATATTATAATGGACAAGTGGCTTTCATGGAAAGATGACATGAGGGAAGATTATAAGAGGCGTAAAGATGATTGAAGCTTTGTCGGGATATGTAGCAATAATATTTATTTATCTATTAATGTTTAGAATGATAGATATAAAAGCAAAAAGAGCCAAGGAAAAGAGAAGAAACGAAGTTGCTTGGAATTGGCATAAAATAAAAGGTAAGGAGAGACAAATTGACCACAAACACTATAGAGAGGCTAGCGAAGAAAGCTCTAAGAAATAATTTTAAGACCAAGCCAGCGCCTGGGTTGATGTATTTGAAAGATTTACCAATAGGTAAAATGTTTGAAACACCAGGTGGGACTAGAGGTGTATTAATAGAATCTGAAATAAATGCAAAAGTAATAATATTAAGT